GCCCGTCCAGGCCGAGCACGTGGCCACCGTCCGCCATACTGGGCAACGTGAGTCCCCGGAGGGCGGTCACCGTGCCGGCCGCGTTGTCGAGTTCGCCACCGCGAAACAGGGGCAGGGCCGGATTCACGAGCGGGCTACCGGGGTCGGTCGGCGCGAACGGGCTGTCGACCTCCTCCAGGATCGCTGCGTCCCATGCGAGGTCGACCGACAGGCCCGCGACGCCGGCAGCGCCCTCGCGAAGATCCTCGACTGCGATCTCGACAAAAAACGATTCGCCAACGGCTACAGTCTCGTCTGTCAACGGCGGGCCGAGGGCGCCCCCGACGTCGGCGTAGAGGTCCACGGCGAGACCGAGTGCAGAGAGCACTTGGCGACGTTCAAGCCGCTCGAATCGGAGGCGGCGATCGATCATGTCGGTTTGCCTCCGTTCATCAACCGACCGATTCGACTCACAGCCCGGTCAGACTCGGCGTCGTTATCGTCGTTCACCTGGCGGAAAAACCGCGACCAGAAAATCTTCGCCAAGACGGGCCCGATGAACCGGAGCACCAGAGGAATCGAAAACGACGTGACCGCCCCGCCGCCAATTGCCGCCACGATGAGGTTGCCGATCGCCGCCCATGTCTGCCGTGATTCCGACTGTTCTTGAATCGTCGTCAGGAGCTTGCTCGGCTCTTCCTCGGCTGCCTTCGATTTCGGCTGCTCCACGATGACCGCTGGCGGCTGGGCTTGCTGCCCCCGAAGGGCCCCAATGAGCTGGTCGAGCTTGCGGTTCGTCTCGGCAAGCGGGTTGCCGGCCGTCGAGCCCTGCCAGGGCAAAGCTTCACTCGCCGCTGGGGGCAGCGTCACGTCGGGCCGTGGGGTTTCTTCTCGCCGTTGCTGAAATCGCTCTCGGAGTTGTGGAAACAGACCGTCCGTCGTGGGCTGGGCACCGGAACTGCTGGGGCCCGGCAGAATCCCCGGGCACCGCCCGTCCGGGCATTCCTCCGTCGAGCCACGCCAGCCGTCGAGGAATCCCTGCACCTCGCTGGGCGGTGTCTCGCGTGTGCTGTACTGGCAGGGCTGGCCTCGACTGATCGCCACCAGCGGCAGCCTGGTGCTTGTGCGGGCCCCCAGGTCGGCCACCACATCGTCGATGGAGTCCGCTCGGCCGTCCACCGGCCGGAACTGCGTTCCCCACTGGCCGCCTTCGCCCGCTCGGGAGTGGAGCACACCGACAATCGTTGATCCATCAGCGCTGAAAACGGCCGAACCACTGCGCCCGTCTGCCGGGATGGGTTGGAAAACAACATCGACCGATCCGTCGCGGAATCGCTCGCTGCCCGTTACATGGCCACGGAACAATGTGGGCCAACTGCCCTTGGCGCAGCCAACCGAGAGAATCGTATCGCCAGCCCGGGGACCAGACGAAGCCAGCGGAACAGCCGGGGGGGCGTATTCGCCCAGTCGCACACGAAGAACCGCAGAATCGGTAGAGCGGCCTCGGGCAACGACCTCTCCAGAGACCACTCGCTCTGCCTGCCAGCCGTTGGCCCAAAATTCAACATCGACACGGGCTGTTGGCCCGACGACATGGTGGCAGGTGACGATCCAAGCGTACCCGTCCGAGACGGCGAAGACGGCTCCTGTGCCGACGCCCGACCGTCGCATACCAGCGGAGACAGACAGTCGCACGGTCGCGTCGATCGGATCGCCGCGGCACATCAGGGCGGTCAGCAGAACGAATAGCACCACCGCCAATGCACAGCCTACACCCTTTTTCATGTCTGATCTCCTCAAGAGGCCAGCGCGGGCGAGGAGTCAACCCGCGCTGGCCGGGCCCGTGCAGCAGCCGGAAGCCTACGACCCTGAGCTGCTCGACGTGCTCACCGCACGGCAGCGGACCATGGCCCGGGGCTCCATGACCGCCGCCGCGCCGCGCTCGCTCGCCTTGAACCGGAGAACGATGTCCTGGTTGAAGGCGACCTCGCTGTCCATGCCGCTCTGGGTCACGGTGATACCCCAGTTCTCCATGTACGCGAACGCCTTGCCCGGGTCGCCGTAGAACCACGTTGCCGCGGCCTCGCTGGCGGACACACTGGCAGCGATCATCCGGCGGTACATGAGGCGGCTCGACGTCACTTTGATGCCCATGCCGGCCAGCGGATTCGGCCCGACGGTTTCCTGGCTCGTCCCTTGCGTGTTCCGCAGCTCCGTCGCCGTCACGATCCGCCGGGCTGTGTGACGGAGTTGGGGCGGAACCATCAGGACCATTCCGTTCGTGCCGATTACGATCGGCTCGGACGTGTTCGGGTCGAGCATGTTGACGAACAGCAACTCCGCATTCTCGATGTCCGTCCAGTCCACCAGGGCGTTGCCGTCGAGGTGGTTCGTCCAGTTGGCCGAGTCGGTGGCGGAGTAGTAGGTCTGGTAGTAGGTCCCCTTCCACTTGTAGCGGTCGTTCCCGCTGGAGTAGCCACAGAAGGCATCCACCAGCCGCTTCTCCTTGGCCAGGCCGAGGATTTCGCCGACCTGGGCAGCACGCCCCGCCACCAATCCCGTGCGGTCGAAGAAGATCGCTTCCCGAGTGACCGGGATGATTAGCCCCCGCTTCGTCGTCGCCGGCGTCTCGATGTAATCTTCCGAGAAGCCAGCGTGGGGGTAGGGCATTCCCTCCTTTACGGTGAGGTTGTCCGAGTTGTCGGCGTTGGGGTCCTTGATGTTCGCGATCCCGGGGATCTTCTCGCCGGACAGCCGCGTGGGCACGTTCGGCACCAGCCCCGAGACGATGAACGCCTCCGACTGGAAATTCTGCATCACCCGGTTGACGATGAGCTGGCCGGTGATGTTGCTGAAGCCGGTCGAGTCGACCGCTTCCTCGGCCTCACGGAGCAGCTTGCGGGAGATGTCCCGGCGCGGATCGAACAGGTCGTTGACGGCCTGGTGGCCAAGGCACTCTTCGGCGAGGCTTCGCAGGCTGAACTCTTCCATGCGAATTCCGCCGGGCTGGCCACGATTGCCGCGTCCGAGTGCTTCTCGCAGCTCTTGGACGCACCGTCGGGGGTCAGCCTTGTAGCCTTGCATTAACGCTTTTGCACTAATCATCTGATATGGCCTCCTTTCCTATGCGCCGGACGTGCCGGCCACGCCGCCACGCATCACGGTGGAGACGATGTCCACCAGCATGGTCGTCACGGCGCTTGCCTGTCGGCGAGCGCAGCGACCGATGGCCCGGGGATACGTCGTGACCTTCTCCACTTGCTGGTTTTCGAGCGCGGTGCCACTGGCCGCCTCGCTGGCACCCACCAGGTTGCCGATCTCCCAAGTGCTCGAGGGACAGGCGAACTCGAAAACGCCGGTGGTGGCCACGCGGATCGGGTCGGTGTCGCCGCTTCGACTCCGCTGCATGGCCACGCCCAGGAAGTTGTCGGCGAAGACTTCTTGGTTGGCCCCCTCGCTGCCCTGGTCGGCCTGCTGGTCGGCCGCGCGGGCGTCATCGGTCGCCAGATAGACGAGGTCGCCGATCTCGATTTCCTGGGCACTGTCCACGGCTGCCTGGACGGGGTTCGTGTCCCCCCGTCGCCAACGCATATTATCGCTCATCGATCACGCCTCCTTTCTAGGCCATGCTCGGCTCGCGAATCGACTCGGAGAAATTCTCCCAGTCGAAGCTGCCGGCCTTGTCCTGCTGATGGTCCCCGCCGGCGAAGTCGCTCCGGGGCTTGCCGGTCTTCCCGGCCGCTTCGACGAGCTGCTTGCGGTCGTCGATGAGCGCCTTCCGCTTGCCGTCGTCGTGTTCGGCCAGGACGAGGCTGACGAAGACCTCGGGCTGATCGTCGAGCTTGGCTTCCTTCAGCTCGGCCATGATCTTGGCCTTGGCCTTGGCGCCGGCCTCGGCTTCGATCATCTCGTTGAGCTGCTTCTGCAGGTCGGCGATCTTGGCGTCTTTCGCCTTCGAGTCGCCGGCTTCGGCCAGCTCGGCCGTGATGCTATCCAAGAGGTCCGGCCGGTGCTCACGGAGCTGATCCAGCGTGGCCTCCCTTAGGTCGAGTACGTCCACTTCGGCTTCCTCCTGTGAAATGGACTCGAAAAGCCCAGCCGTGCTGGCCGGCTCGGCTACCAGATCGACGGAACGAACCGCGTCGATCGATTCCACAACGGTCCGCCCGTTGCGGCGTTTGGTCTTGCCTCTGGCGTCGTGCGAAAGCCCCACCTTGTCGGGAGCGTTTTCGGCGTCCCAGAAGAGTTGCTCGGCCAGCGAGTGCTTCGGGTTCACCAGTAGACGGCCATAAAGCCCGTCCTCTCGAATCTCCACACCCGAGAGCTTCCCGATTCGCTGG